CTCCGTCAATGGTTATATCTACGGTGTAGAAATGATTTGTACAGAGCAGCCTACTGCTGGAATGCGCGATATCGATCTGAGAGCAGGAACAACGGCAGCGTTGACATTCTCTGGAACGGTGGGAGCTTCACCAAAGGAACTAATCGTTCCCGGTGCTGCTTGGACAGTCGGTGGCTATCAGGCTACTGGCTCTTTGAAAGCAGATGAAGCCTTGTTGGATACAGGTCTAGATGACTATTATCTATACCTCACTAAAGGTAGCAGCACCGATGGCGTCGAAGTAACAGGCACACAGGGTAAATTTACCATTAGAGTGCTAGGAATTCTTGCTACCGAGGATAAGTGATAAGCTATGTTATTTAAAGATAAAGTAGCAAAAAGAAAAGAAGCACCAAAAAAAGCTCCAGCGCGCAAAGCGCCCGCAAAAAAGGCTGCTCCGAAAACTACTAGAAGAAAGACTACCAAATCAAAGTAATTTAAAGTAGTATTAGTTGCCCCCTCATCTAACAAGGTGAGGGGGTTTTGTTTACGCTTTCACTATTTACTACGAACAGGAGGCTCCATGAATGCCCACAAACTTACAACCACTTTCAGAAACTAGTGCGATTATTCTTTCTTCTACGGGCTCCACAGATGATGTAGCATCGGCAGTCCCTTTTGGAATGTACACGGGTTCAGCAGAATTTATCACAGGTGCATCCCGTCAAGTAAATTATGTTTTCAAAAAACTCGGCGGGGACGTTGTAGATATTGAATTGACAGATGAAAATGTCTATGCTGCTTACGAAGAAGCTGTTTTAGAATATTCATATATTGTCAATATGCACCAAGGCAAAAATGTGTTATCTGATACCCTTGGAAAACTTACAGGTACCTTTGATCACAAAGGTGAAATCGTGAGTGGTCCCGCTAGTGCAAGCTTACAATATCCAAGAGTTACATTATCTTATGCCAACAAAATAGGAGATGGCGCCTCTAGTATGGCTGGAGTCGGCGGAACAACTCGCATTTATTCTGCTTCATTTACAACAGTAAAAAATCAGCAAGACTATGATCTGCAAGCAATAGTAAAAGCAGCCTCAGATTCAGGGACTGATGATGCCGGTGGAGCGGTTCCGTATTCAGGAAAAATTGGAGACTCACGTATTATCATAGATAAAGTTTTTTATCGCTCTCCAATTGCTATGTGGCGCTTCTATGGCTACTATGGTGGTATGGGAGTTGTTGGTAACTATTCTACATATGGTCAATACTCTGATGATTCAACATTTGAAATAGTTCCTGCTTGGCAAAATAAACTACAAGCAATTATGTATGAAGATTCACTTTATACAAGAGTGTCACACTACTCGTATGAAATTATAAACAACAGACTAAGATTGTATCCAACTCCGAGAGGAGATGATAACTTTTCTGGATACCTTGATAGAGTGTGGTTCCGTTTTAGAATAGCTGATAATTCTTGGGGCGAAGGCGATGATACAAATACTGGAGTTCTTGGTGTTAATAACATCAATACACTTCCATTCGATAATATTCCATATGAAAATATAAACTCGATGGGTAAGCAGTGGATTAGAAATTATGCCCTGGCGCTTTGTAAAGAAATGCTTGGACAGATTCGTGGCAAGTTTCAAACTGTTCCAATTCCCGGTGAGTCTGTTACTCTCAACTACTCTTCTCTTCTGTCTGAGGCACAAAAAGAAAAAGATGATCTTCGCCAAGGACTAACAGATATGTTGAAAGAAATAGAATATACAGAACTTGCTAAAAAAGATCAGGAAAAGGTCTCAGCAGCAGAGGAGACTCTTCGCCGCTCCCCGCTGCCTATCTTTGTAGGATAATTAAATGTCAGATAACGAATGGTCCAGACCCGCCGCACCGCCGCCTCCGCTATTTCTTGGAGAGAAGGAGCGCAACCTTGTTAAACAAGTCAATGATGAGCTTGTAGAAAAGGTCATTGGACAACAAATTTTATACTATCCTATTGATATGGAAACAACAAACTTTCACGAACTATACGGCGAGGCTATAGAAAAAACTTTTTTGCCTCCTGTTAGAGTTTACGCTCTTGTTAATTTTGATGAAGAAGGATCTTCATATCTCGACTCTGTAGGTATCGATAGTATGTCACAAATTACCGTTCACTTCCATAAACGCAGACTAACTGAAGATCAAAATTTATTTGTAAGAGAGGGGGACTTTGTTCTTTATGGCGAGAGATATTACGAGATTATAAAACTTTCCTCTTCAAGAAAGCTGTTTGGACAAGTAAACCAAACATTTGAAACCTCTGCTACATGTAAGAGGGCACGTAAGGGACTATTCGATGCTACCTGATAACTTTGATTTTGCACAACTACCAGAAGACCAAAAGGGATTCAGTTTAAAAGAAATAGGAATGCTTAGTTCTCGTATTGAAGATATTGACTATGCTATGACTTCCTGGTTAAAAGAAGATCTTGACCTAACTACTCTCACAAATGAGGGAAACAAAAGAGTTCCCGTGTTGTGGCAAACACCCGAAAGAGCATTTCAAATTAAAAACAATCACGACTTAAGACATCCTATAGATGACGGCGGCGGGGTAATAACACTTCCTGTAGTGACAATTGAACGAACAGGTATTGTTAAAGATCCTGAACGCAAGGGAAGCTTTCAGGCTCACCTGTATTCAGATAAGAGAAATGGACGAGCAGGGAGAATGATTATTGCTAAGAGGATCAAACAAGATAAGACTCGTAACTTTGCAGTTGTGGGAAACACTCGCACTAACTCCGATGGTGCTCGCCAAAAGTTTTTTCCAAGAGTAAACAAAAAAGTAATTATTGAAACCCTGTCAATCCCTATTCCAATTTATGTAAATGTTGATTATAAAATCATTGTTAAGACTGAGTATCAGCAACAAATGAACGATCTGACGCAGCCCTTTATGACAAGAACAGGACAAATAAATTCTTTTGTTATGCGTAGAAATGGACATCTTTACGAAGCGTTTATTGATCAAGGATTCAATCAATCAAACAACGTCGCCAATCTTGGTGAGGATGAACGACAATTTGTTAGCGAAATCAATATAAAGGTGATTGGCTATCTTATTGGCGAGGGCGATAATGATGACAGACCTATTATCACAAGAGAAGAAAATGCAGTTGAAATTGCTTTCCCACGAGAAACAGTGGTTCCAGAAGGCAACGATGACTTTTTTATTGACTAAACACTTCCTGAAGTCTGTTTGAAACATCTGCTACTATTTACATTGTGATTAAAGATGCTATACAGCATTATTTTATAAAGAGAGGAACCCCTAATGCCCGTAAAAAGTTTTAAATTTGTATCTCCTGGCGTGTTTATCAACGAAATCGATAATTCATTTAGACCCCGCCGCCCCGACGCTATTGGACCAGTAGTTATCGGTCGCTCAGTCAGAGGACTCGGGATGCAACCTGTCAAGATAGAATCTTATTCTGATTTTGTAACCATGTATGGCGAAACTGTTCCCGGTAATGCCGGTGGCGATGTCTATCGTGATGGTAACTACCAGTCACCAATGTACGGCACCTACGCTGCCAAAGCATTCCTCAACGCTTCAGTTGCTCCTGTTACATTTATGAGGCTTCTTGGTGTTGAAAATACTAACAGAGAAACTGGTGGCGAAGCTGGCTGGAAGCTAACCGCTGGCGCAGTATTCTCTGGCGCACCCGGTGACTCAAGAACGAATGGTGGAGCTTACGGTCTTTGGGCATTCCCTGAGCCCACTTTGACTCAGGCAACTGCGACATTGGTTTTCACTGACGTGGCGTCTGCAAACAGTGCTATAACACTTAAATCAACAGATGGGACTTCTTTGGTTTATACAGCAAAAGGCACTGAAAGTCTTGCCGATAGACACTTCGTCAATACCCCCGATCTTCCAACAATGTTGACATCGTTGAAAGCGTGTATTGATAATGTTGCTGGGCATAATGGAAAATTAAGCGCTAGTTCAGATGGAGTTAATACGCTCACTATCACACAAACACTAGCAGGAAACAATGGAAACTTTGATATAGATGACGTAACTTGCTTAAATTTGACATCTAGTGGATTCACTGGCGGAACCTCCGACATAGGCACCGGAACCCTAAGCGCTGTCTGG